TGGAGTTGAAAGTGCATTGAGTGTGTTAAAGAAGATGGAACGTGATAGACATAAAAACATTTTGCTTATTTCTCATCGTGATGAACTTGTTGGCCGTGTTAATAGTGTACTACAAGTTACAAAAGAAAATGGCTTTACTACATTCAATACAGACGTGGAAATAGTAGATGCCTGATGACAAAGCAACAACTTACACAATTTCATCAGATATGGGTGTTGAGTTAACTTACAATATTAATGACTATCTCGTTGATACTGTTACTATACCCAATACCACTACAATAACTATTGATGATGAAGTGTTTACAACTACACCAGATTATGAATCAAAGAAAATGAAATCTGAGATTGGTGTTGATATGATACAAAACGTAAAAAGAAAATTTGAGAATGAATGATTGGATATTTGAGAATAAAACAGTTACAGATTTACCGGAAGATTGTACTGGATTTGTTTATCTAATCACTAATACTATTACTGGCAGAAAATACATAGGCAAAAAACTAGCAAGATTTAAAAGATCAAGGCCCCCACTTAAAGGCAGAAAAAACAAAAGACGATACACAATAGAATCAGATTGGCAAACATACTACGGCTCAAACGACGAACTAAACAATGACGTGGCTGAATTAGGCGAAGAAAAATTTACAAGAGAAATATTATATTACTGTAAAACTAAGTCAGAATGTAGCTATATAGAAGCGAGAGAACAATTTGCAAGAGGCGTTCTCGAAACAAGCGACTACTATAATGGCATAATACAAGTAAAAGTACACGGCAAAGGCATCCTAGGCATAAACAAAACACAAATTAATGGCTAATACAGAACCCTACATGCTCCGTTTGGTCGAGGTTGCTCGACCCATCTTGAGGACTTAGGCTAATTCCTATGTCCGGACTGGTGTGCTAGAAAATTAAATAATGAGTGAGCTCTCCTGACAATTTGGAACTCACGGGTAGTCTTTAGTCGTTACTAAGGCAAAAGATGTTCCTGCGTTGTTTAGCAGTATATAAAGTCGTATCGCACAACCCCGACTTCCTATAAAAAGGTTATACTTTAGTAATGTGGTTGATTCCGAGGCGAAATGTCATGGAATTCGATTTACACTTGGCCGTATCAGGCTAAGTGTGATTGAAACACTCGGCGAAATAATCGAGTATATTAATCCAATAAATATAAGAGTAATTAACTTTAGACCATCGAAGATAAAGAATATACATCAAGTATCACGAAGTGATACGAAGATGTGATGTTCGTAGAACATCAACTAGATGGATTTAAGCATTAGAAAGATATTATGACATTCGATACATTTATTGCCACCTTTCTGACTTGGACGGAAAGTGTGGTAGAAGCAAAAAAAGACGATGGATATCCTGTATGTCCATTTGCTCGTAAAGCGAGACTCCAAGATAAAATTCAATTTATAGATGCCCGAAGTTTCAGCGAGTATGAACTGTTATCGTTCGACAAGGAACGATATGAAATAGGTATTGCGTGGATGGGTGATAATGTTGATTCAGAAGCAATGGAAGCTCTAGCAAAACAGATGGAGGAAACAAATCCAGATCTGTTCTATTTTACTAGTACAAACAAAAGCGGACACTTCGTTAAAAACTTTACGAACTGTATCTTTATTCAACTAAAGGGTGATATTATGGAAAAGAGAGGATATCTCAAAGGAACAAAATATTACGACAGTTGGCCTATAGATTATTACAAATTAATTACCGGCGAGTCGATTTCTTCTGCATAGCCTGATTTCGTTCTTCTGTTTGTTTATTAAGTTGATTAGTTAGGATTCGAACAGAGGGTAACGGCATAGACATAAGTTCTGTCCATGTTGTAGCACCTCCACTTACCAATATTAAGTCCATTAAATTGGCTTCAATGCGTTCGAGATCCTCTTTATATCCCTCTACAATATTAATTACGTCTTGCGGTTGACTAGTGGCGATCAACCTGCGAAAAAAGCCGCTATATCTAGTTCAATATTTGTCTTGTAGTCTTTCCCACATTCCAAACATTTGGCTTCCATTTCTGTGTTTAGATTATTTTCACTGAGACTTTCAACTCGTTCTCTAATTGTATCATAATCTTTTCTTGTAATAGTTTTAACCCATTCATAAATCGTTTCTGGATTCGTAACTTCTTCTGAACTTTCTTCAGGTGTCTGTACACTTAATACACAGTTTGAAACTAACTGTACAGTTAATTCTGCAATATCAACAAATGCTTTGCCGAACTGTTCTGAGTTACTGGCTTCGCCACTTTGTTCTGCTTGCATAAGATTTGCTACAACTTGTTGTTGTTTAACTTGTTGTATTTGTAGTCTAGTTCTATCTTCAATGTTGTATGGTTTGACCTTAATTTTAAAACCATTTTCTAATTTAATATTAGGATCAGTCTCATTTACGGTAACACGTGATAATAAAACGTTACTGTCTACAGCCATTTGATTAACGTGATCACACTCAGTACACTTGATGTCTACTGAAATTTCTTGTCCGTAACTAGCCTGTCTAATACCCAAAAGCACAACTAACAAGTCGTTAATTGGCATTTGTCGTGGATTAGGAATATCCGGACAGCAACTTCCAATAAGGGCTACAGTAGCCTCTCCGTTGAATAATGCGTCTGGAGTTTTCGTAATAAGTTCGTCTTTTGCACTCATAGGATAGATTGCAAGTTCGTCATCCACGCTTAGTTTTGGCTTTGGATCGTACCATTTGCCCATACTGGGCAGTGCAACATACACTGCGGGCTTTTTATATGCCGCAATTAGGGTATTTGTTGTCATAGGGTGTTTTCTCCAAATAAATACATTATATAAATGCTTCTTCTGTATTTATACATTAAATAGGTAGTTAATTGTGAATCAAGACGAAATACTAAATCTTATACGTATGTTACCCAAATGGGCTCAGGAGGATACCCTCAAAGGTATCGTTACACAAGAAGGTTCTGACCTCCAAAAGAATATTACTGCCGTTAATAGTTTAGCTAGGAAATTAGGCCTAAAAGAAATTACAATTAATGTACAAGATACTATTTCTGGTACTAAGAAGATGAACCAGAGATTTCAGCGTACCCTAGATAATATTTCTAAAGGTATGAACGATGTATCAGCAGTTAGATCAACAAATGGTATTGAAGCATTAGGTGAAATAGCTGAAATTACTGGATCTGTTTTAGGACAGGCTGGTGGTGGCGTATCATCGTTATCTAAATTCTTTGGAAGAAGAGCCGCAGTCGCTGGTAAAATAACTGGCGTAGTATCAAAGACTGCTGGTGGATTTTTAAAAGCATTCGGTGGCTTAACAGCCGCGATAGCACCATTAATTTATAATCAAGAAAAAAATGTTAGAGCCTCATTAGATTTCGGATTGGTGTTTGATGATAGTTATGTTGGAGGTCCGTTAGGTGGGGTAACAGCACTAAGGGGATCAACAGCAAACATGGGAATGGGTATGGGAGAGATGCTAAAGGGTGGCGAAATATATCGTACCTCTCTAGTTAACCTTGAAGGTCCTATGTCTGGAAATGTACTGACTATGAATAACTTTATGTCTACATTAGCAAAGAATAGTAGAGAAGATGCTGGCTTTAATCAAATGGGATTAGTAGCTACAGAATTTCAAGCTTCAATGGGTCAACAAGCAAACCTATTATTCCAATTAGGTGAAATGACAAAGTTTAATATACCTGCTAGAAAAAGAATGGTATCGTTGTTTAACACAACACAATCAATAGCACTTGGCTTAGCTGATATGACTGGTATTAATAGACAACAGTTACTTGATAATGCCCTAAGTGCTGAAGCTACAGAAAGTGTACGATCAAGTTTATTAAGGCAGAAAGATATTATTGAAGAAAAGTACGGTGAACATGCGGTTGAGCAGATTGCTGTTAATGCAGATATGATTGGATCATTATTTAAAAATATGGTACCAGCACTTGGACCAGCAATAGAAACAACACTTATGAATGCCACATCAATGTTGGGAACAACTGATAATATTAATGCCGCTATTACACCAGAACTACAAGAAATATTGGCATTAATGAATAATGGAACATCAAACAAATTATTGGCATTATTACAAGATGGTTTAACTAGTAAGATTGATAGACATGAACTGGTAAACCGTGCTCGTGATATGTTAAAGGACATGCAAAAACTTGAATATGTACCAGCAACGGCAAATGCAGACCCTACAATGAAAGCATACAATAGGATAATTAATGAATCTCTGATGGTGAGCGATGCATTTATTAATTCAACTGATGATGTTGTTGCGGCAAAAATAAAGGGAGCCGCCGACGCTGTAGAACAAGGTGATGATAGCGTTGAAGGAATGGAAGGCGTTAAAGTAGGTCTTAGAAATTTACAACACAATATTACTCCAGGCTTTGAATCACTTTCTGGGTTGTTTGCTGATATGGCAAATGGACTTGGTGATTTTAGAGATTTCCTAATAGAAAAAGAAATATTTGGATTTAAAGCAGATGATAAAAAGATAGCAGATAAACTAAAACCTGAGATTGATCGTGATGTAAGAGAAAAATTTGATCCATATAGAACTAGGTACACGATGGAACCAGGCACATTTGATCCAAATATAACATTGGATGATGATGATCCAAACGTAAAACAAGATAGGTATATACCACAACTTCATGTTGATCCTAAATCTAGAACAGCCGCACCCAGCACTGAGATAACAAAAGAGCAAGCAGAGGAAAGACTCGAAGGTGGAAGAGTTTCACAACACCAGATTGGACAAAATAAATTTAGATCCAAACCACTTGCTGACGCATTGTTGACAGTATTAGAAAATGCGGCAATAGTAACTGATCCAAATATACAAGTTGTTGTTACTAGTGGCGGACAAATGCCATTAGAAGAATGGATGACAACACCTGGTAGATCCCAAAGAGGTAATGAATATTTTGTAGATGGAAAAAAAGCACGTAAAGGAAGTAGACGACATGATGGTGGAAATGCCGCAGATTTTAAATTAAAAAAGGATGGAAAATTTTTAGGTATTAAAAGCCCTGAGTTTTTAAGTTTTGTAGAAGCCGCCTTTGCATTAGGTGCCAAAGCAGGTAGTGCGGCACACGGATATATGGGAAGCGAAACTGCACATATTGATATTGTAGGAACTTCCCTTGGTGGTGGAATCACTTGGTCTAATGCAGATGCAGGATTTAGACAAGCACAGGAACGTGGATTAGTTATGCAACAGCATAATGCTGACGACAACATGTATCAGAAAAGATTAAAAGAGTTGCGAGCTGTCGCAGAAGGAGAAGTTACACCAACTACTTCAGAAGTTGAGGTAGACACAAACAACGTTGTACCAGCAGTAGAAGGTGATGGAAATAATAATACAGAAACAAAAACAGAAACCATAAAAACAAATGATAAAAAACACCCACTCTCCAAAGAGCATTTACGTGCTAAAACCGAGGCAGAGAATAATAACGTAATTCCATTATATCCTGATGGTAGTCCGTTTGATGGCAATACAACTACATCGGAATCATCTGTACCTGATGATGGAATGAATGCACGTATAGAAGAAATACAAGCATTAAAGAAAGCAGAAGAAGAACGTATCAATAGATCATTATCTGGTGAAGATGAATATTGGGGTAGAGAGGCTGGCGGCAGGCGCAAGTCAAAAAGAAAGATTCAACAATTATTAAAAGAGATGGAAGAGATAACAAGAGAAATGTCTAGAGATCAAATTATGGAGGCACAATAATGGCAGACATGCAAATACCTATGCCAGATGGTGAACAGTTAAATTTACCACAATGGGCAACGGAACAAACGCTACAGTCGTTAGCCTCTGTTCTCAGAGCAAATAACAGTTCAAGAGATATATTAATTAGTGCTGTTAATGCTCAAACAATGGATATAGACGGCTTGGAACAAGCAACAGAGGAACTATCACAAACAACAGAAGAGGCGGCTAAAAAACGTAACATGGGTGTTAGTAAAGCACTTAAAAATGTAACTAGAAGATTCACTAATTTTGCTACATCACTAGATGATACAAGTAAGCCATTATCAAAAGTACATGATATGGCAGAAAAGTTTACTGGTTTCCTAGGAGATGCCAGTGAGAAAGGTTACAAATCCAATAAAGCCCTAAAGGGTGCAGTTGACGGTATGAGTGGATTCTGGAAAGGCACAGCCAAAGCCGCTGGTGTTATTGGTGATGGATTCATGGCTTATGCAGGTTTCTTAGCCGCCAAAGTAGAACAGTATGCAGTAGCACAACAAACAATGATTGATTCTGGTGCCATATTTTTTGATAGTGCTCAAAGGTTTGAAGAAATAAGACTTTTAAGTTATGAGGCAGGCGTTGGATACCAACAAATGGCCGAAACAATACAAAAGTTTGGAAAAGGCATACAGTCAATGGGTGACGGAGTTTCGGGTGGTTCATTAGAATTTGCAAGACAATTTGATAAAATTAATTCAGACTTAGATAATTTTGGTGATTTTGGATTAACTAACACACAGATGTTAGAAGGCTTTGCTGAATTTGTTGATGCTTCTCGTTTGTCTGGAAACATGGACCAATTAATGGCAAATGAAGGAGAAGGCTTACGTACAGGATATACTGACTTATTAAAAGAGACTTCAATGCTTGCTACTGCAACTGCGTTTAGTAGAAAAGAATTAATAGCATCAAGAATGGAAGCAATGGGAAGTCCAGACTTTGCGGGTGTAACTAAAAGAATTAAAGAAAAAGTTGGCGAAGCACAGGGTAAAGCCTTGCAAGCATATCAGATAACATTAACTGCATTGGCATCCAAAGCTCCAAAGGACGGAGGACTAGGTCCTGAACTAGGAAATAGATTACTTGAAGGATTACGTGTAGGCGCTCAAAACTTTGAAACTACTGGTGGAACATCATTTGATTTCTTATTCCAGGATAAGGAAATGCTTACTGCGATAAAAAATCTAAATGGCGGTGAAGAATTTATTATGACATTACAGGAAGATATTAGAAATGGTGTTGTGAGAGATCAAGGTAAAATAATGAAAATGCTAACACAACTTGAAGTTAGAAATGATGAAGGTATATTAAAAACTAATACTGGTGTTTTATCTTTAGTTGGTAAAGTTAATGACGGGTTCACAACATTTAAGAACTCAAATCAAAAATTAGCCAATATGACAGACGAAGAAAGAAAACTTGCTGAAGAACAAGTGGCGAAAAACATTGCTGAGCAGGGCGGAGTTACACAAGCTATGAACAGTACAGCATCAGCATTGCTCAAAGCACAAAATTTACTTATACCTAATATGGCAAATGTTAATGAAATAATTAAAAATATGTCTTCGAAGCTGGGTAGTATAATGGATGAGGATGGAGATCAAAGCAAGAAGACTGCCTCCGAAGAACTTAAAGAAGATGGTGTAACTACTGAATTTCCTACTGATGGCGCCCAAACAAGAGTATTGCCTAGACCAGAGAAAAACCCTTTTGGTGGCGACTGGCGTGGCAGAGCATGGGATAAAAAGTATGCTAACACACATAATACTGATGGTAGTATAAAACAGAGGTTCCTGGGTGGTTATTTAGGATCCAAAGCAATGTCAATGGTTGGTGAATTAGGACCAGAAATGCTTGTTACTGATATGCCTACATATGTTAAAACCATAGATCAAATTGGTAGAAGTCTTGGAGAAGCAATAAGTGTGAATACAGCCGATAATGGAACAACTAGATCTGATTATAAGGGCGGTTATTATACTACACAAGATGGTGGCGGAACAAATTTATTTGACAAAATGGGAGAACTGTTGTATAATGAATTAAGTATTGCAGGTTTGACTAGAAGAACGTATGGAAATGGTGATACCCAGGAGATGTTTGAAGGGACTATTGGAGAAGGTAATGTCACACAACATTTCTTTAACGGCAAGCTAATAGGATCAGAATACTCATCTGGTGATATGACAGTGTATAATCTAGAAAATGGTGCTGTCGGAATGGAAAAGAAGATAAACGACAGAACCACTGTTAGAGCTGGTAGAGGTCCTGGTGAAGAAACGTATATACAGTCTGAATTAAAGGATGATAACGGAGAATTACAGATACAAACTTCTATTGCACCAAAAATAAATCACGAACAAGTGATGAAAACGATGCCAGATCAAGCTGGACCACCTTCAGAACGTATGGGACCTAAGTCAGAAAGAAACTATAATGAAATGATGGCAAGTCAAGCTGACAGTGATGAGGACGAAGACGTAAAATATATGCAAGCATTCAGAGATGCATTGAAGAATTTACAGCGAGGAGCGAGAGTGACTTCTGTAAGAACTTCTGCTGAATATGAATAAATAACATTATAATTAGGAAAAACACATGAGTTGGAAAAAACACTTTACTAGATACGATACAGATACCCAAAACGGCAGGGCGAGAGCAAATCGCTGGCAGTCATGGCTACCTGAAGTATACTCTGGACAACCGAACCGTGTTGAGCGTTATACACAATACGATCAGATGGATATGGATGCAGAAATTAATACTGCTTTAGACACTATTTCAGAGTTTGCAACACAAGCAGATTCTAAAACGGAATTACCGTTTAAGATAAAATTTAAAACAGACGCAACAGAGTCGGAAGTTAATGCTTTAGAAACAGCATTACGTCAATGGTCTAATCTTAATGAATTAGATAGAAGAGCATTTGGAATTTTTAGAGCCGCCATTAAATATGGTGATCAGTTCTTTATTAGAGATCCTGAAACATATAAATTATTTTGGGTTAATCCAGAAGACGTGACTAGTGCTATTGTTAATGAAAGTACTGGTAAAGAGATAGACCAATATCTAGTTAGAAATATACAATTAAATTTACAAGATTTAGTTGCAGTTGATACTAGAAAATTAAACAATACAACAGCTAATGGCACGTCTGGTTATACTACACCAGCAAAAGGAAATGCAGGTGTATATCATGGCGGATATAATAGCCAAGACACACAGTTTGCAGTAGATTCAAAACATATTGTTCATATGGCATTAAGTGATGGAATGAATGTTAGTTGGCCATTTGGTAATAGTATTTTAGAAGCAGTATTTAAAGTATATAAACAAAAAGAACTTCTTGAAGATTCAATTATTATATACAGAGTACAACGTGCTCCAGAACGCAGAGTATTTTATATTGACGTTGGCAACATGCCAGCACATAAAGCTATGAGTTTTGTTGAGCGTGTTAAAAACGAAGTACACCAAACACGTATTCCAAATAAAACAGGCGGTGGTACAAACGTCATGGATGCGGCATACAACCCATTATCAATTATGGAAGATTACTTTTTTGCACAAACAGCAGAAGGTCGTGGATCCAAAGTTGATGTATTGCAGGGTGGTGATAACCTAGGTGAAATTGATGATTTAAAGTACTTTAATAACAAACTATTACGTGGTTTACGTATACCAAGTAGCTATATGCCAACGGGTTCTGAGGACGGTACAGCAACATATCAGGACGGAAGAGTTGGTACAGCATTAATACAAGAGTACAGATTTTCAAAATATATAGAAAGAATACAAGCAATATTACAGCCTACATTTGATAGAGAATTTAAAATGTTTTTAGATCATCGCGGAGTTGATGTTCCTAGTAGTTTGTTTGATTTAGCATTCATTGAACCACAGAGCTTTAGTCAATATAGAGAAATTGAACTAGATCAACAAAGAGCCCAACTGTTTAGTAACTTAGAAGGCGTTCCATATTTAAGTAGACGCTTTATACTTAAGAAATACTTAGGGCTTGAAGAAGATGAACTAGTACAAAATGAAGCAATGTGGAGAGCAGAGAATGATGACCAAGCTGGTCCTGACTTTGATTCACAAAATGCATTAGGTGGTTTAGGTCTAAGAGGCGGAGACGTAGAAGGTTTTGAACCTACAGACTTAGATGACGGCGCTGGTGAAGAAGATATAGGCGATGCGGATATTGAGGCTAGTGATAGTCCAATACCAGATGACCCAGGAGGTAGTGATGAGGTTTAATGAATTAGCACAGAGTGCAGAAAATGATGAATTTAATACTTGGGATATTGACGACACTAGACGTCCCAAACTTACACTTGCACATTTAAATAAGATGCGAGGAATGAAAGAAGTAGCTAAAGCAGAACATATGGATCTGGCAGTTAACTGGAAAAAGATGTACAGTGCCGCTGATCCATCTGAGTAATTAATTTAATTAATTTACTTAAAATAATGTTATTCTTTAGAAAATGCAGTTTTAATCGCATTAACTATTGCTTTAGAGTAAGACATCTTAAATAGAAGTGTTATAACCTATAAGGAGATTAATATGAGTGCTCAAGATCGTTACACAAAAGTTATTGAGTCTCTTGTTAATGGTGATGAAGCTGTAGCTTCTGATTTATTACATGAGGCTTTCGTAGAACGTGCTCGTGAAATCTGGGCGGATCTAGTAGAAGCTGATGAAATCGTTGAAGACGATGTAGAAGCAGAACTAGACGAAGCAATCGGTGATGAAGAAGCCGGTGACTTCCTAGATGACTTAGAGACAAGTGAAAATGAAATCGAATCTGAAGAAGCGTTTGGTGAAGACGAAGCAGAAGATGGACCAGAAATGGACATGGATGCTGAGATGGAACTAGCTGATCCAGAAGGCGATGAAGCAGAAATGGGCGATGCCGAAGACGGTGACGCTGAAGGTGGTGCAGAATCAGAAATTGAGGCAGAATTTGCTTCAGTAGAAGATGCATTACAAGACTTAAAAGCAACATTTGCAGAAATTATGGGCGACGAAGCTCCTGCAGATGACATGGACATGGAAATGGACATGGACGCAGAACCAGAAGAAGCTATCGCATTTGAAGCTAAAGAAGATGAAGATCTTGAAGAAGCTAAAGATGATGATGAATCTGATGAGAAGATTGACGAAGCCGCAGAACTTACTAAAATTGGTAAGGACAAAGCAGTTCACCCAGTAGATATGCCAGCAGGCGATGACGGAAAAGCATCACCAGTCGGCCCAGGTACTGATGAAGTGTCAAAGGATGGTGGTCCAGTATCAACAGATACTAAAAATCCAGCTCCTGTTAAAGTGGCTACAGCAAAAGACATGGGAGTTACACACCCAGGTGACGGCGCAAGCCTAAAGCCTGAAACTCGCGGTCACGGTGCTGAGAAAAAAGGTAAGGCGGAATAAGCATGTTAATAGAAAAACTTTCATATGACCAAGCAGGTATTGTAACCGAAACTCTTGACAATGGCAAGGGTGGCAAGGATCTATACATGGAAGGGATTTTTGTACAAGCGAATAAACGCAACCAAAATCAAAGAATATATCCTGGTCAAGAAATCAAGACTGCTGTTTCTAGCATTCAAGAAAGAATTGATCAGGGATTTTCCGTATTAGGCGAAGCTGACCATCCAGAAGATCTACAAGTTAATTTAGATCGTGTGTCACACATGATTGAAAAAATGTGGATAAACGGAGATGATGGTCATGGACGTTTAAAACTACTACCAACCCCTATGGGAAATATTTGTAAAACCCTATTAGAGGCTGGTGCAAGGCTAGGCGTATCTAGTAGAGGTAGTGGCGAAGTGGGCAACGACGGTATTGTTAAAGGTTTTGAAATACAAACTGTAGATATTGTTGCTAATCCAAGTGCGCCAGATGCTTATCCAGATCCACTATATGAAGCCATTATGAATGGCAAACGTGGAAATATTTTAATGGATGTAGCGAACGCTACCAATAATGATACGAAAGCACAAAAGTACTTACAAGAAGAGGTACTTAAACTTATTAACAACCTAGACATTAGGAGAAAGTAATGGCAACAGCAATAGAACAACTCCTAAGTTCAGAAGTACTTTCGGAAGAAGTACGCACTACTCTTTCAGAAGCGTGGAATGAGAAAATCTCAGAAGCACGTGAAGAAATCACAACAGAACTACGTGAAGAGTTCGCTAATCGTTATGACGCAGATAAAGAGCAAATGGTGGAAGCACTAGATGCAATGCTATCTGATACGATTACTAAAGAACTTAAAGAATTCGCAGAAGACAAACGTGATGCAGTAGCTACTAAAGTCAATTATCAGGCAAAAATAGTAGAACATGCAAAACTTCTAGATCAGTTTGTAATGGAGTCACTTAAAAAAGAGATTACAGAACTACGTGATGATCGTAAATTACAGGAAGGCAACTTCGAAAAGTTAGAAGATTTCGTAATGGAACAGCTAACAACAGAACTTAATGAATTTCACGAAGACAAAAAGGACTTGAATAAAGAGAAAGTCCGTCTAGTGAAGGAAGGTAAAGAAATAATTGCTGAAGCTAAAAAGAATTTCATATCTAAAGCAAGCACTAAATTGTCAAGCATTGTAGAAACTACATTGAAGACAGAACTAGGCATGCTTAAAGAGGACATTCAGCAGGCGAAAGAAAATATGTTTGGTCGTAAGATCTTCGAAACTTTCGCGGCAGAATTTATGAGTTCAGATTTAGCAGAAGGCAGTACAGTTTCACAAGTTACCAGTGAGCTTAAAAAGGTCACAAAACAGCTTGAAGAATCACGTCAGCAAGTTGCTGATAAAGAAGCTCTAGTAGAGGCGGCAGACAAAAAAGCATCTAGAATCGTGGAAGCGAATGAAAGAGGCCAAGTCTTGTCAGAACTATTAGGACCTTTGTCAAAAGAAAAACGTGCTCTTATGGGCAACCTACTCGAGTCTGTAGCAACTGAGAAGTTGAAAATACAGTACAACAAGTATTTGCCAACTATTTTAGAATCAGATTCTAAAGTAAGTAAGAAAACACACACCCTTAATGAATCTCAGAAGACTGAGATTACAGGAAACAAGGCACAGCGTCAGGATACTGATAGTAACGCCGATATAATTAACCTAAGAAAATTAGCGGGTATTAATTAAAATCAGGAGATACCAAAATGTCACAAACATTATTTGAAAACTGGGACGTAACTAAAGACGCCCTTACTGACGGTTTGGAAGGTAACAAGAAAGCAGTTATGGAGTCTACTCTTGAGAATACTAAACAGTATCTACAAGAGGCGGCCGCATCTGGTTCAACAATGGCAGGTAATATTGCCACATTGAACAAAGTTATTTTACCAGTAATCCGTCGTGTGATGCCAACAGTCATCGCAAACGAACTAGTAGGCGTACAGCCTATGACAGGTCCAGTAGGACAAATTCACACATTGCGTGTACGTTACAGCCAAACAGCTGGCGGCGTATCAGCAGGTGATGAAGCATTATCACCATTTGCTATTGCAAAAGGTTATTCTGGTGATGCATCAGGCGGAACAGCAACTACAACATCTGCTCTAGAAGCAGACGCTGGACGTAAGATGTCTATCCAAGTCCTAAAACAAACAGTTGAAGCTAAAACACGTAAGCTATCAGCTCGTTGGACATTCGAAGCCGCACAAGACGCACAGTCTATGCACGGCCTAGACGTTGAAGCAGAAATCATGCAAGCATTAGCTCAAGAGATTACTGCAGAAATCGACCAAGAAATTCTAACATCACTACGTACACTTGCTGGTACAGCAACTGACACGTATAACCAAGCTGGTGTTAGCGGTACTGCAACATTCGTCGGTGACGAACATGCGGCATTAGCAGTTCTTATTAACAGATCTGCAAACCTAATCGCTTCACGTACACGTAGAGGCGCAGGTAAC